GTCTTCACCACCAAAAGATTTAATATCTTTGATGAGTGTAGAGAAATTTCTCAAGGCCAACGTAGAATAATCTACTGCGGTTACCATGCGATTTTGTGATGCGTATTGGAATGGTGCATTCTTACGGATTGACTCAATTGATTCTTTACTACCGCCACCAACTGCCTTTGTGACCGTTGTCACATTTATATTAAATTGTTGACCTTCTACCGTAACTTTACTTTGCGGAGCAAATGTTGAAGACGTATCAGCATCACTACCTGATACTGCAAGATAGTCAACTGTAACTTTATTACCAGCCGCTGGCGCACGACCCAATGTTTTACCATTACCAAAAGAAAGTTCAAAGAGACCATTAGGCGCTTCTTTTAATATGAAGAGTGTCGAGTTTTCATTTATATTTACAGCATCAACTATATTAGTATATGTTTGAAAATTAGATGAAGTAGAAGTTTCATATACACGAACAACAACTGTGTCTAAGTCTAATGACTCATCTGGTATAATATAGTTTGCATTTTCGGTTGCATCCAACGCAAGGAAAGTCTTTGTTCTAGCAATACCTTCATGGATTGTGATATTTTGTGAACCGTCAACGTTTGTAAAGAGATAAAGACCGTTACCATCATCAGTTGCAGAGATATCTTCCAATGTTTGAAATACATATTCAACTTCATCAACGGTTGCATTGAACTTAAATCCATCATTGATACTAATTTTGTTTGGTCTGGTTGCCAATCCTGACAGATTCATAGAAAGATTTACTACTGCTTTGGATGTAGTTTTTGAATCAGGAATATATCCAATACCCTCTGCGAGAGAAATAACTGACCCACGAAGTTGTGCCGTCCCAAGAAATGATTCATTCAAAGCAAAGTTTGCGATGAGACCATTGTAATGAGTATTATATGCAAGCACATCAAGGATGCTTGATAATCCAGATGCTTCAAAATTGTAATCATCAAACTCCCCCCCTTGTTCAAGAAAGGTTTTTAGATTATTTTTGATTGCATCAAAGTCTAGTGAGGTTGATTTGATTGTTGTTCCCATTTTATCTTAACCTTGATAGTGTTGAAGTGAATTCTACTTGTTCTTCAGTATTCACCACTTTGAATTTTAGTGTTACACTTAAACTATTATAATCACTCTGCAAATCTATTATCAAATCAAGAACTTCTGCTCGAGGTTCGTAAAATTGAATAGTATTAATAATTCTATCGCGTAAGAGTGCATCCTTACCTTTATATGCCAGTTCAAAGAGTTGTGCTCGGACATCTCCTCCAAAATCAGGACGAAATGGTTTTTCCAATTTATTACACATCACCAACGTTTTGACTGACTGCTTCACAGCAGCTGCGTCCGTCTTCTTGAATATTTCTCCAGAGGACGGTTTTGCCGTAAATGATAGGTCAATATCTGTATACTGCTTCGTTCTACTAGTCGTTACCGAAGCAGTGTTGATATTATTATCTTCCTGTGCGAATGCTCTTCTTGCCATAATTCTATTTATATGTGTTTTTAGTCAGTTTCTCTTATTTCTATCAATTCATTTTTACTCATAAGTGTCCCATTATACCATGTCTGAATATCATTTGAAAAGGTCACATCAAAACTCTCAGGGACATCGTTGAATCGTAATCCAATCTGACCAGTCAATTTACCACTAGGGTCATACGAATCATAATCTAGATATAGTCTGTCAAAACTAATATAGTCTTTCCAATATTCAGCGATATCAAAGGTTTTCTCAAAGTCAATCTTACCATCTTTGTCTATGACTTGATAATAAACTAAGCGACCAAATCGTTTATCTTCAATCACTTCATCACCAATCAGAGATGCCCATATATCTTTGGGTTGTAACAATCCTTCCGAAACAATCAGACGGATATCATTGAACAATGGACTATCGTTGATTACTCTCATTGCTTCTGCATGAAGATACAGATTACGAGCGATACGCCTACGATTAAACTCAAACTCGATGTGATTAAAAGGTGTTCGGTCACCATATGCACCCAAGAACTTTGCAATCGTGATGCCTGGCCCTAACTTAGTGGCAGAACTGATTGATACTTGATTCTCTGGGTTGTATACTGGGTCTGCTAATATAATCATGGTCTAAATCTCTTTCCTCTGTTTTCAAGCGCATTCCCGATAGGTTGATAACCAAATCTTGATGATGCAGACTTTTTCACAGTTCTACCAATTGCAGGCGGTGTTGGTATTTTGTATTCAGGGTTCAACAAACCATCCGCAACCAGAATACTGCCTACTGCATCACCCACATACGAACTCTTTAGTGCAGAACGAACTTCTGCAATGGTCGGTATTTTATAGAAGTATCCTTCATATTTCTTTTCAAGTAATAGACTTGTTTTGAGTTTATCCTCTGCATCAATGACAACTGTTCGTATTGCATACGACCCATTGAGTGAATGGTCAACCACAAGGTCTGGAGTAATAGGTGCATTCTGGCCAGAAATATCTTCTTGTGATAATGAGTGTAATGTTGCAGTATCACCAACTGTGCTTCCTGATGTTGCCGCTTCTCCATATGATTGTGAGTGTGTAAGGTCTGATACTTCAGCAAATGCCGCTTTATCAGCATTGACAGAACGAATCGCTTCGGTTGCGACACCCTTGAATGTTCCCCAGAAGATTGCGTTTGAACCACTATCACCTGAAGCAACGCCTTCAACCTCACCCTTACTACCATGATAAGATTTACCTGTGTAGTCAACCTCTTTACCACCGATGAGTCCCTTATTACCAAAGACAGTGATTTGTTTCGCCCCTGTGATATTGGAAACCTTCGAAGTCACTGCAAACTGTTCCTTACCAGACACAAAGATTTTATCCTCGCCAGCAATGTCGATGTTACCCTCAACGAGATTTGACTGATTTCCCTTGACAATCTGATTGTTGTCTGCTAACATAATGTCAGTATGTGTTCCGACTGTCTTGGTCGTTCTGGTTTGTTTGGTGGTATATGTTGAGTTTCGAACAACAGTAGTTCTATGATTCTCTTGAATATCTTCTACCATATTACCCGCAACATTGACATTATAGTTACCACCTACATCGACATTGAAGTCACCCGTTACCTTGAGATTTAGATTACCATTGTAGATGAGATTACCCTCACCCTCAACGATAACTGTTTGGTCACCACCCGTAACTTCCACTTTGTTGTTTGTTGATGTGATAACAACAGTTCCATCTGCCCGCATCTCAACACCAGAACCCTTGCGGTGTTTGATTAAAATACGTTCACCGCCTGGCGTATCATCATACTCAACAATATGACCCGATGATGTCTCGTTCACATCATTGAATGGATACTGTGACGGTCTCTGGGGAACAATGTTTAATGATACACCAATGTCACCACCACCTGTCGCAAGTTTATTCACTTGCGTTCCAACCGATGCCTTATTGAGACTTGGCCCGTAATGGTAATCTACTTTAGGAAACTGACCTGACGGGTCTTGCATTCCATTTTCAGGAACACCGACAGTCTCTTCTTGACCCTCGCCAAGTTTCGCTTCTCTCTGTGATATGTTGTCTAATTTAGTTGTCATTAGATATCATCCAAACTTATATCATCGCTTGCTAAAACGTCGCCAAATGTTCTTACTTCAGTTGAAGGTTCATCAGGTTCAGGTTCGTAATCAGTCAAGTCTTCAGCTTCTAACCACGCACCATCTTCTTCGTCCCACTCAAAATAGTGTCGAGTTCCATCTGGGTCTGTGCGGGGAATATCTTGACCGTCTGACCCCTTCGCTGGTGGAGCGGGTCTAGAAGTGTCTTGTAGTATCGCTTTATCCTGTGGTGCTGGGTCTCCGTTAGGTTCAATTACTTCTGTAGTTCTAACCGCAGAACCACTGATAGACTCGTCACCACTTTCTAACAAAGATGTCACATCATTAAACACAATCGTTCTACCTATAGATTCTAGGTCTATCGACTTCACAACAAAATTAGGTTCTATTGATTGACTATTTAGTGTATCACCCACGATATTTTTCTTACGGAAGATTGCTTCAACAAAAGAAATTACATCAAAGTAAGGGTCAAGTTCATTTACATCAACATCACTATGACCAAATACCTGACCGCCTGGGAACTGTCGATAAAAAGCACCTAAGAATTGTTCGAGTGTGGTATATTGTGCTCGAGTAAAAGAACCGGCACTTCTTCGAGCATCTTCCGAATTCACGGGTGAATCGATACCACCAACCATCACAATACCGATTGAGTTCTTGTCATGACCATTTGTAGGTGCATGTTCACCCTGTCTGTCCACAGGGCGACCACGTTGTAATCTACCATCTCGTCTTATCACATAATGAAATCCAATACCATCATGACCCAGTTCTTTGTGTATATTATTGATTTCGATAGAACCAATGTTTTTGTTTGTAAAGGTTTCAGTTGCGTGAACGATTACTTCCGTAATCACCCGATTAATATTTGACATCTCTGTGTCTAGTTCTTCTACAGAAGAGATGTAGGTAAAAACATCATCAGAACTTGACCGTCCTGACCATTTCTGGTTATTATCACTAATTGTCGGCGCATCACCAAACATATCCGCATCAACAACAAATGTGCCAGCGATTGTCGTGTCTATCTTATCAAGACCTGTTTCGACTGTTGCAACTTCATTGTTATAATCACTTATTTCTTTTTCAGGAACACCCTGTTTTCTTGCTTCTTCTTCGACTTTATTTTGTAATTCAATAGTTGTGCTAGCGGATGTCGAAGCAGATATCTGTTTCATACGAGGAGTTACATTGGATGATTTAGAAACAACTCTCTTTACCGCAGATGTTTTTTCTTTTGGACTTTCTGCGGTTAGTTCTTTGAATGTCTGTTTATATTCATTTCCGCTGAAAGATATACCACCTGGCACAACATTAGCAACAGATGCTTTTGCATTACCGCCGATTGTCTCACCAAAATTTTGAAGAAATCCACTTTGAAGTCCATTATCAAATTTTTTATTTGTTTTACCAACAAAACTTGTCACAGCACTACCAAAATCACTGACCGCAGAGGTGACATTACTGAGTCCTGATTTTATAACATTACCAACACTCTTAAAATTACTAAGAATACTTTTAGATTGAGGTGCCTTTGCAGTTAAAGCAGATATTCCTGTCGAATTAGATACATTATCTTTTATATCAGACAGTTTACCTGAAATATTACCCACAGGAGTAACATCTTTTACAGTGTCTTTGAGTGAACCAAAGTCAACACTTGGAATATTCATATTTGCTTGTTCAGTTGAGTCTGCTATAGTGCTTGCAAATGATTGAACATCAAGTGCCGCCGCATTCTTCTTACTCTTTGCAACTTCGACTGATGATGCAATACTTTGGGGGCCAGTTGCACCAACCACCTCTATTGCCGATGATGCAGTATCTCCCGCTGTCTGTGCAGGCAAACCAGTCATTGAACCTAATGCAGACTTGGGTGTTTTAGTTCCCGTCAGTTTACCAACACTATCAGTCAGTTTACCTACTGAAGTGTTGAGTGTTGTTTCACTTGCTGTAATTGTATCTTTACCTAGACTCTTGACACCACCCAAAACTTCACCATCTTTACGACCAAGTTTGGTTGCATTCTTGACAAGAGTATCCTCTTGTGCTTTAGTTGCTTTCGCTGAAAGACTTGACGGACTTGTATCTTCCGTAACCTCTACCCTTTGAGTCAAAGTATATGAAAATCCTTCTGCGTCAACACCCCTTGTTGTAACCACTTTATACTTTGAACTAGAAGATTTATTCGTCTTTGCCTCGTTCTTGAGCGCAGTGTTAATATCAGACTTATCTAATGACATGATTAAATCCTATCCTTCAATCTTCGAGCAGCAAGTTCAATCTGTTTGATAAATTTTGCATTAACTTTTTTTGAATAAAAACGAGCAAATATTTCTACAGAACCATTTATTCCTTCTATGTTTTGAGTATCCAACAGTCTAATGTTTGCTTGACTTTCTGTAGTTCTTAATTCGTATATAACAAATTTCAACTGTTCACTGAATCTCAAATAGTTATTTGAGAATGCTTTCATTTGAGCCCATCGTTTTTCTTCCCATGAGTTAATACCATTCCCTCCTTTTGGAATCTGATTTGTTCTCATATTAGAAATCTTTTGTAATGTTGCCGTCATACCTATCGCTTGATTTAATGTATATCCAACGTTCAAGAAGAAACTTAATGCGAATCTTTCTCTATTGATTACCACATGCCTCTGTGGGTCACCAAAGTTATCATCTTGAATATCTTTATCTGGTCTCACAAAATCAACAACCTTACCAAAAAAACTTCTAGGGTTTTGTATTCCCACATCTTCGTCTGGTTGTCCTAGTTGTATCTCTGATGCCATTTCGATGTGTGGTAAAGAACCTAATATGATAGGTGTCTGCGAGTTAACACCATCAACAAAGAATCCAAATACCAGCGCACTGGGTTGAAGTCTAGGAATACGTCCTAAACCAGAAACTCCACCCTCTGTGGTTGGCAGAACACACTGGGCCCACGGTAGGTCACTTTCAGGTATATCCACCTGAGAGTGACTATGAAGACCATGCACACGAATCTTGATACGACCTTCATAACCAACAGGCGGTTGATTACTAATAACCGTTGCAATAAACCAACGACTATTATCACCATAGTATTCAGATGGGATTGGCGTAGGTGTCATGCGTTATCCCTTTCTAGTTTACAAACGTTCATACTCACGGTGTGTTGAGTTCCTTGAAAAGTGTGTCTAGTGTCATAAATGATGAACTTACCAGATAATCTTTTATCTAATGCAATTGTCTCATCAATATTTTTTTGTATCTCTGCATTATCATTTATGACATTCATACGAACAACATCACCAACGGTTGCCTTCGCAACAATAAACCCTGCACCCTCAATGACAACATTCAACATATTTTTATACAGATGTCCTTTTAACGATATGGACTCAATCTTTTTTCTAAACCGAGATTCTTGAAATTCATCATTATAACTTTGTGTATTGCCATATGTTCCCGAAGACGTTATAGTATGAAACCTTCTGGATTCATATAAGTCGGATTGTTGTTCCGATAAAAAGAAATCTTCATCAAATACATTTTGGTTCTTACCAATCACATTTCGATTTTTCATTCTCTCTAATGTCTTACGAATACTATAAGGTTGATTGAATATCTGTGCTGTATTTATATTTGTATTTGAATATTGAGAACTCACCAAACCCTGTTCAACTAGTTTGAGTGTGTTGGACATCTTTGCAGATTTTACGTTTTTGATAATAAAAGTTTTTTCAAATTCACTTTGACTATCTGCAAGACTCACATTCGATGGATTGAATGTATATGGTATTTTGTCGTTCCACGGTGACTGTTGTAACATAACCTCCAGATTACCAAGACGAATATTCTCATCATGCATCGATGCATATGTAAAGAACGGTGAACCTGTATCCGTGGTTGCTCTTGAAGTCAACCATCTCAATGCTTCAAGTATCGTTAGATTAGGAATGATACCTTTGATACTTTGTTGTGAAAGAATCGACCCCTGCATATATGAAGTATCAATATTTTTACGCATTTCCTTGCCGATAAGTTTAACAAGTATATCATCAATCCTACCGTTAAATGAACGACTAATCTTTTTCGCTCTTGCGAGATATGCATGTTCCTCAATCAAAGTAAAGACATTCAAACTTGATTTAGCGTTATTATTACTTTTTACACTTTTCTCAAGACTAGTCATGATGAAGGTTCGTTCAAAGACTGAATCTAGGTCATTCTCAATTGAAGCAATACGAATAGTAAATCTTTCTGTCCCCTGAAAGTTTATTGTATCAAACAGACCTTTATCATCGAGAATTGCAACCTGACCAGTAAGATAAGGTTTATCAAGACTTTCAAAAATATTAAACTCTGCAATACTCGATGTCACATCATAAATATTGCCAAGTCTATCTGCTTTAACAGACGCTTCGGTTATCTTGTATTGTTGAGACTGATTTTGTGCCATTTATATTCTAGTCTTCATAAACGTATTGAATTCAGATACAACTTTAACAACAGCATCAGGCCTGATAACAATTATTTCTTTCAGGACATCATTACGTCTGTCAAGTCTTTCTCTATATGTAACTGGTAACAAACTAGGGTTAGGATTATTGAAATCATAAAGTGTCAGGTCTTGATGAACACCATTCGCGTCTTCATAGTGATGAATTCCATTATACTGTTCGGATTCTCTCACCAAAAATATTTCTTCAGTCTGTCCCTGATTATCAGTATA